ATCTCTACAGCTAAAGAATAAAGGATTGCAATCTCAGTTTGGAGATAACAGCTCATCAGTAGATAGAGGTACAATAGCATTCAGTATGGAACACTATGCACAAAAGGCTGCATTCTTTGAGCAGAGATTGATAAGATACCTACTTAAAAACAGGGCTTTGTATCCAATATTCACAGGTACAACTAACCGAGATACTGACCTTAGACCTATGATTGATGGATGTAGCTGTTTATCTAATGGATTACTAGAGTGTAATGGTCTATGTGGAGGTGCAGGTAATAATGGCTACAACAATTCAATCTTAATAATATGAAGCACTCAGGAGTCTTATCAATTATAGTATTCAGTTTAGGATACTTAACAGGCATAGCATTAATTTGTGAGCCTGCTCTATATCTTAAGCTAATGGGAGCTAGTATAATAGGATATCTAAGTTTTATTCTAGCATTACAAATGGAGGGACACGAATGAAAGCACAACTATCACTATTACTAATATCAATACAATCCAAACTTTTGACTCTTATATCTATATGCTTTGCATTCTTTTTACCAATAAGTGGGATACTGCTAATGATTGGAGTATTAATATGCATTGATACTATCACAGGTATATGGAAAGCTAATAAGTTAGGGGAGAAAATAACTAGCAGAAAGCTCTCATCTATAATCAGCAAGTTAGCACTCTATGAAGTTACTGTGATAATGTTCTTTTTAATAGACCAATTCATACTAAATGATATCATTCTTACTTTTTTCAGTGTACCATTTATGCTCACAAAGATAGTAGCATTGGTCCTATCTAGTATAGAGGTGATGTCTATTAATGAGAATTATAAGATAGTAAAAGGCATAGACTTATGGCAATCAATGAAGCTATTATTTGCTAGAGCCAAAGATATTAAAGAGGACCTAAACAAATTGAAATGACTAGATGGGAACTTACATCTAAATATGGTACTGCTAATGTAACAGGTGCAGGATACTTAGTGAAGATTAAGCTACCTTATCCTATGCGTATAGCTTGGGACTTAGACAGCACTGTCAATACTATGATGTGTCATAAGTTAGTAGCTTCTAATTTTACAGCTGTATTCTGTGAGCTATTATCTGAGTATGGCTATGATAAGATTAAGGAGTTAGGGATTGATTTATTCGGTGGATGCTTCAACTATAGAAAGATGAGAGGAGGCACATCACTATCCATGCATTCATGGGGCATAGCAATAGACCTAGATCCTGCTAGAAATCTACTCAAAGAATCAGCGAAAACTGCAAGATTTGCAAGACCTGAGTATAAAGCAATGATAGATATATTCTATAAGCATGGATTTATATCTTTAGGCAGAGAGAAGAATTATGATTGGATGCACTTTGAAATAAAAGAATAATGAGATACTTAGCCATAATACTACTACTCAGCTCCTGCTCTGCACAATACCATCTTAATAAGGCTATTAAGAAAGGCTATACCTGTGAACAAACAGGAGATACTATAAGGATAACAACTTTAGATTCTATCCCTGTTATCATTCATGATAGCATAGTATGGGAAAAGTTCATCACTACTAAAGATACTATCATCAAGTATAGAACAACTTATGTTCCTAGAACAAGATATCAGGAGAGACTAGCTTATAAACTTAAAGTAAAAACTATCTACAAAGATCGTATTGTAGAGAAAGCACAGGCTAAAGCTACAAGACCTAAGACTAGAGGCAATCTTAGTCTATTATTTGTGGGAGTAGGCATAGGCTTACTGCTATCATATCTCTTTAAATTTGCGAGGGATAAATATTTGTTCTAAGTTTACACCATATATGGTAAGAAAAAGACTGTTTTTTGACATTGAGACATCATTCAATGTTGGTATATTTTGGAGATCAGGATATAACCTCACAATCAATCCAGGTGACATCATCCACGAAAGAGCTATTATCTGCATCTGCTACAAATGGGAGCATGAGCAGGATGTACAGTTCCTAACTTGGGATAAAAAGCAGTCAGATAAGGCAATGATTAAGGCATTCCTTAAAGTTATGGCTCAAGCAGATGAAATTGTGGCTCATAATGGGGATAGATTTGATCTCAAATGGCTACGCACAAGAGCCATAATACATGGACTTGATGTATTCACCTCACCAAAGACTATAGACACGCTTAAATGGGCTAGAAAGTACTTTAATTTTAACTCAAATAAACTAGACTATATAGCTAAGTATTTGGGAGTAGGTCAGAAAATGGATACAGGGGGATTAGATTTGTGGAAAGATATTGTATTTAAGAAAGATCAGCAGGCAATGGATAAGATGGTGGCATATTGCAAAATGGATGTCACTGTACTTGAAGCTGTATTCAATAAGCTCAATTCTTATGCAGCTCCTGCTACTAATTATGCTGTAATGAATGGAGATGAGAAGTATTGCTGTCCTGAATGCACTAACTATAATGTGAGATATAATAAGCAGGTAGTAACTACAGGAGGCACTATCCATCATTGGCTATTATGTAAGGATTGTAAAAAACATTTTAAAATAAATAATAAAACTTACGTAGAATTTTTGAAATTCAAATATAAGCATTAACTTAGCACTTGTTTCCATGTTAAAGAAAGCAGTTGTAAGCTCCCCAGCACTCAGCTGCTTTTTTTTTGTGTAAGATATGCTTTACATAATAGGTATAATTCCGATTAACTATCCCAAAAATATTATAATATTCTGCGGTTGCAGTCGCAATATGCGACCTATCCTTATTTAGAATGAATATAAATTACACTTTTTTATTGCAGTTATAAAACTTTATACTATCTTTGGCGTATAGTTATCAACAATTAAAACTTTTACACATGAAAACATTTAATCAAGTCTTAGATTTTTTAGAAGTACAACAGCAGGAGGATAAGCTAAACACAAATCAACTGCATTTAATTATTCAGACCTTAACTACATTTTTGAACAAAGAACAGTTACAGGAAATTGAGAATTTATTTAACCAATTTAAAAAATAATACAATGAAAAAACTAATTAATTATTTTACTCCTGTAGGAGCTGAAGAGATAGCTATTGCTAAGGCATTTGTCATAGTAGTATCTGCAACATTATCAATCTTATTTTTATTCACTTTTTTAGAACTTATATCATGAACTTTATAGACCTATACAAAAATGGCAATCAATACATTTCTAATTGGACTACTGACTATGACAGTGATGTTTACATAGCAGGCACTATTGAGCCATTTACCTACAATGCATCAGAGACTGATGATGGAGATATGTCCCTGTTTATTCTAAATGATGCAAATCTTAACCTACTTAAATCTAAGTTATGAATAACATGATCACACTCTTTCAACAATTAGATTGGTGGCAGAGACAGGATAGAGGTAGTTTTAACCTAGAGCTTTATATGCAGATTTGCAGAGCTAAACTACTTAGAGATGGTAAATGAGTTCACACAGCTAGCTAGAGAGGTCCAGGACGCTATAGCTAATGGTGAATATACTCACCAAAAATACCTACAATTTAGAGAGTGGTACTTTCAGAATTATGAGGGTAGCAAGAGAAATGCAAATAGAGATTTTGCAATGTTTGATTTAATGTATGGCTTAGATGTGCCAATTAAAAACAATGACAATGAAGATATATAAAGTAGTATTTAAGACCTTTGACTATTGGGGAGGTCCTATTAAGTTAGTGACTAGGATATTGGAGGCTTATGATGCTGATCATGTTAAGCAGCTCATACAAAAGAATGATGATTTAATTCTATTAATTGAAGAGGTAGAGCAGTGTAGGTTGGACAATAAGAAAGAGTATGAGCTACCTGCTAGACTAACAGATGAGGAGAGGTTAGAAGTATTAAAGATAATTGCAAAAGGAATGTAGCTAATATGTTAGCTATTAACAACTATTTGTCCCAAATTTAGCTAATATATGGGACAGTTTGATAAAGGATAAGTGGTAAAAGTTACCACATTAATTAAATAGAAATGATATGAAACAAACAAGAACAATGAATATATCAGAAGCAATAGGAATACTGAGACTACACAGAAAATGGGAAAAAGGTGTAGACATTGTAAAGATTAGCACAGAAGACTTACAACTTGCAATGGATACAATCATTGACTTACTTGACCCTGAATTTATAATAGGTATGACCACTAATGCTTGGGACTTATCTTTTATAAGAAAGTTACAGATAGAAATAGGTAAGCTACCATATCACCAAGGATTAGATGATGGTGGTTTTAATGATGGATTAACTCAAGGTTTTGAACAGGGAGCACAATGGGTATGGGATAACTTTAAACTAGAAATAAAATGAGAACAGGAACATCAAGTCTTATGGACGGTAAAGATTACCAACAAAGAAAAGTTATGAGAATAGATGACATTAATGAAATTGCTGCTGAACAAATGAATCAGAATGTACAAAAGCTAATAGACAAAGACATATTTGACCAAGCTATTTTAGCAATGGAAGAACATTATGGTTATGGTTGTGAAACAGAAATAGATGCTTACTTCAGAGGTGCTAAGTGGATGGAAAAACAATTTAAACAACAAGAACAATAGTAACAATTTAAAACAAAAATAAAATGAATGAAGTAGAAAGAGAAAGAGGACCTATGGTAGAACCATGTCCAATAGATGATTACAAACCAAGCTACAATGAAGTATTACGGGAATATGAGATTAGAATTAAGTTTTTAAGTAGAGGATGTATTGTAAGTGTAGGATGTAAAGACATTGCATTTGAAAAAATAGCTGATGCAATGACAGCAGTAAATAATTATGTAACTGAACCTTATGATTCACAAAATCATTGGCGTAAGATTTTAGAGTAACAATTTAAACAATAAGACTAATATGTGGAACTATATAAAATATTTCTTTAAAGTAATAGCAGGAGTATCAATTATAATAGCATTAGATGTTATACTTAAAAAAGCAGACCCGTATGTAGGTGATTGGTGGTTGTATATTACAATAGCAAGTTATCATGGATACTGTTACTTAGAATTTAGACTAACTAATAAATCAGACTAATATGAAAACACCAATGCAAGAATTACTAGAATGGGTAAGAAGAACTATGCCTATGGATTTAGTTTTACCTCAACAGATTGAGGATAAAATACAAACTTATATACCTAAAGAAAGAGAAGTCATTAGGTCTGCATACATGGATGGTCAAGATGATGTACTTGAAAAATTTAACTACAGAATGGATGGTCACCTTAATTCATTACACTACTATAATAGAACCTTTAAAAACTCAGAACAATGATAGGATTAGCAGCAGCAATAATAGCAATGCCATTATATTGGATTGCATGGACATTACTTAAAATAAGTGATAAAAAATAATCACAGAAGGACACTGATGTCCCTCTGTAAAACAACAAACAAAACTCAGAACAATGAAAGAAGAAATAGATTTTTTAAAAGAACAGATTGCAAAGTATCAGCTAACTAACAACTCTAGAAATAGAGCCTATGTCTATAAAAGATACTATATAATGTACAGGCTGAATAAATGTAAGATGTCACTGACTGATATCGGAAAGCTCCTTAATAGACATCATGCTACTGTTATACATGGCATCAAAATGCACAGGAGATGGTCCAGGATGCAGGATAAAGTATATCTGCATGAGATAGAGCCATTAGTTGAGGCTGCTGTTAATGATAATTATGAGGATAAGTACAAAGTTTCGGCAATAGAGCATTTCAATTACATCAATGTGAGGATTCAAATGCCTTGGGATTATGATAAGGTCAATAAATTTAAAGATTATATGACAGCTAAAGAACTAGCTGAAATAATTTAAAGCTCTTCGGAGCTTTTTTTGTGCTGTATAATTCCCTTACTGATATTGACTTGTAGAGAATTAGAACAAAAGTACAATTCACATCCCTATACTCTATAATATATATATTTTTATTTACAATATATTTTTAA